TCTAATGTCTTCGTTGGGAGGAGACTGCAGTTGGAGACCATCATCAAGGTCGTCAATATCCCGACTGTCGTTTTCAATTCCATCAAATACCTCTTTTGTTGCTTTGTTAACTCTTGATTCTATCAAGCCAGGCTTTGCAGCAGCTAACTTAGTTAAGTTATGTCTTTTAAATATATCAAGATAGCGATTCATTTCTAACTCTATCTCGTTGTTCTTTGCTTGTAGAGCGCCTAATGCTTCTCCTTGTAAAGCAAAGTCATTTTTTAAAGACTCTATTGTTTTTTCCTGTGTTGCAATACCCATTTCCAACTGAGCATTGTTATCTTTTAGTGTAGCGTTCTCAGTGTATAACCAATAACACCCAAGACTTAGCACTAAAATAATCCCTATAAAAAATTGATTCATAGCTTTTCTATCCTATAATTTAATCCCTCTGCGCCACGAATTTCAACTGTTTCGTTTGATTCTGTTTTGAAGGAGATATACTTGTCCTGTTTATAATAGAACTTCTTTACAATATAGGTCTGATCATCAGCGTCGCCATAAGTTGAATTATAACTAACTGTTAATTTATACCTTGTGGAGAATAAACTTTTTAACCAAGCGTAAAACTTACTAAATGTGTTCCCAATCTTCATGCTGAAATAATTGAGCCTCCGCCTCTCTCCTACGAACTAGGCCTGGCAGAACTTTACCTCCAGCTTTATTCCATCTTCTAATTTGCTCTGGAACTTTAGGATAGTCGCCTTGATTTAGTTTTATTAATAAAGTAGACGCTTTTAGATTGGCAGGTCCGAGGTTGTATACCCAAGACACCATAGCGTCAAATTGTTTTTGTGAAAGTGGCGCTGTTACATAATCATTTATATAACCTTCATACTCCTCTAACTCTACTTCGAGCATATGTTCTGCATGGCTTTGACTCCACTGATCGCCTTCTTGCACACCTTTTGTATGCCCATAGCCGATAGTCCAAACTCCTGCTGAACATTGGTATGCCTCTAATTCACACCCTTCAAATTTTTTGATGAGGGCTAATCCCTCTTCGCTTGTTTTCAATACTTTCTCCTGTGCTTTCTTTCGCGCTTGATTCTTTTCTTTTCTGCTACATTTAAATCTACGAAACCTTCCTCTCGTAATAAATTTATCATAGCTTGTAAATCTCCAATTTCTTGTGATAAACATTTGAGTTCACGTTTCCCGCCGTTGTGTCTATACACTTTCGAGCAGGCCTGTGCAAATTCTCCTGCCTCTTCCATTGCTACTATAAGTAGGTATGGATCAACTTTCTTTTGCATGTTTCTCCTTGAAAAAGGGAGCCGAAGCTCCCAAGTTATAACTTACCCTTTGTGATCGTGTTAGGTTATTGCCCAAATACTCTGAATAACTATTGAGCCGAAGCCTAGTAGTATTATTATATTCATAGTATTATCGCAGAACTTGCCATCTTCACAAACTAAAGTTTTTAATTCATAAAGTTTTGTTTTCATTTAATGTCATATACCTTTGGTTTTTTATCTTCGGGTATGACTTTTTCTAATTCTATGCCTAGCAAGCCGTTTTCAAAACTTACTCCTTTAACTTCTATGAACTCGCCTAAGGAGAAAGTTCTTCTAAACATTTTTCCACTTATTCCTTTGTGTATGTAATTTTCATCATCTCCACACTCTAGTTTAGATGTGCCTTCAATGGTCAAGACTCGCTTGTCCAATGAGACTTCAATGTTCTCTTTACTCCAGCCTGGCAATGCCATTTCAACTCGAAAGTAGTCATCACCGCGTGTTACTATGTTATGTCGAGGATACTGTGTATCTTCAACAGGGTTAAAAAATCTCTCGTCAAAGCCGAGAAAGTGCTTATGTATTAAGTTTTCTATTGTCATTGTTTACTCCTTTACAGAAAGCTTTGCATCTTATTAATATCTACTCCTTTCGGTAGTAGTTCCCATAATCCAAAAAACGATAATGTTCCTAGATGCAGAAAGAACTTGTTTTTAAGAACGGATTATGTCCTTCCCAAACCCGAAGTGCAAAAATTTTTCCACTTCAGATTTATTATACTAAATTTCGAAGATGTTGTCAAGAATTATTTTTGTTCATCTTCAAGGTCTAGCACCCCTTTTTCTTCAAGAACATCAATAGTATGTCGTATAAAATACCATTTGCAGTAATTGTAAGTTGCTATGTTGGTTATCACTAACCAAATTAAAGTTGCTACATCATTATTCATATTCTTTTCCTAAAATTAATGTATATATTATACTACTATTTTGAAGCGAAGTCAAGAACAATTTTTCAGGTGGTCAAAAATAATTCTTGACTTTTGCTCAGAATTTTTGTATAATAGATGTATGAATAAAAGATGGACTCAGGCTGAAAGACAATACCTACGCGATAATTATCGTGTAATTCCTACTTCCGAAATATGTGAGAAGCTAAGAGTGTCTGAACAGCAACTTTATTCGCAAATACACTTTTTAAGAAAGAGGGGGTGGAGATTTGGACGAATTTCTTGAAGTTTTTCTAACTGTTTTCACCTCTACTATCTTTTGGATTGGCATCGCTATTTTAGTGTTAGGAGGCTTACTTGCCTAGTATTCACTGTAAAAATATGCGTGTAGATCGTGCACTTCGTATCTTTCGTAAGAAATGCGAGAACGCTGGTATCAAAGAACGCTGCCGTGAACTCGAATTTTACGAGAAACCAACATGGAAACGCAAACGCAAAAGAAACGAAGGAAGGAAAAGACATCTTAAAAGAGTGCAGCAAAATCCTACGGACTATCGAAGAAGGAATAATTTTTCTCGGAGATAGAACTTTCACAGACCCATCAAATGATGACCTACCCAAAAATAACACTTGCTTTCTTGCAAAAGTTGTGCTATAATATATGTAAATTATATTAATTACTGCAGTTAATTACTGCCTTCTCTCTCACCGAAGGTATACTCGATTTATCTTTGACTAAGGCTCTTCGAGCGTAAGCGAAGAAGAGACTAGAGATGAATAGAGTGAAATACCGAGGAGAGAAGTATTAATCTAAATAAAATCCAATAAAAAACCCACTGTAAAAGCGGGTCTCTCATCAATTAACTACAATTGCATCTAATCTAAGGGGTAACTTCGCCCAATTCAAAATTTTTCATCAATTTTTCCCGTAATTCGATCTAATCTTTCACGCCTTTTCATTTCCTCAATTTCTACCTCTAGATCCAAGAATCGCACTTCAGTATTCAGGAACTCTTTAGCTTGTCCAGTCTTTAGCGTAACTTTCAAATACATCATATCTCCATGCCTTCTTTCTTCAGTTCGATCGCATACTCCTAGTCCTTCTGGTGTCATTACTAATCGTCGCATAACTCCTCCTTTAGTATTTTCAATACATTTTTCGGAGCTTTCTCTAGTCCTTGTAGATCACCACTCATTAAACCAAAAGCCCTTTCGATACTATCCACTAGTTCTGCTTTTGTTACTGGCTTTTCTCCGAGTTTCGTAACATAAACTGCTCGTTTATATACTCCTTCTTTAGATAGCTTCCCAATTATAGACTTCTCCGACTTGCCATATTTATTTGCGAGAATCGCAACAGTTTGGCGATTTGGAGCAGCCTTGTATTGGTCTACCATATCGTCTGTCATTTCTCTACTATAATTCATTATACTTCTCCCACTCATGCACTAGTGCATCTCCAAGATATCGGCTTGCTACTATTTCCTTGCCATCTCTTTCTATTCTGCCATCGTTATACTCAACATCGCAGACATTTTTAGTCTTTAGCGTATTCTTATCAGGCTCATAATACATACTATTTACTCTATGTATGTGTATGCCTTTTACTTTACTTGCCCACTTCTCAGCGAGTATTTCTTTAGCTCGTTGCTTCACTTTCTCACTATATTCAGTCATGTCGCACCATTACCTTTTGATCTTCAAAGAAGCCGTAGACTATTTCGTCTAACACTTCTTGAGGCTCATACTTCTCTCCATTCTTTGCTTCAATCAAATCCCACCATGAAAAATCTTCACTAGCTGGATCCCAACCACTCCATTCTGTCATAGTCGCTTCAAGTTCAGAACCTTCTACTTCATTAAAATCCCAGTCGACATCATCACCTGCAATCCATACTTCACATACTCC